ATTAATTGCAATGTTGGTATTGTATCTACCGAGTATATCTTTTAAATTATCAGCCGTATCAAGTTGCCAATAAGTTGTATTAGTACATGGTATACCTACAGGAGTATCTATTTTAGTAAGATAATTTTTATCACCAAAACTAACAGTATATCCAGCGGGGTATACAGTTGTCGTACTCCAATCACCCAAGTAATTATCTTTGTTCATGGGTTGGTCAAGAATATTACTAAACTCTTGACTATCAACTAATGGCTCACATTTGATACGCCATAAATGAGAGTACCAAGTATTACTGAATCCCTCACTAGCAACGTCTCCATCCGTTACCTGATAATATCTACGTAAAGCCGCTGGGATTATCTCATTTAATGGATGATAATCAGTTAGATGGGGTAATTCAATTACATCACCGACCATTAATTTACGACCGATTAAATCAATCATTTCATTATAATGAACAGTAATAAAGATAACGTCATTATTTAAAAATAAGCCAAATTGTGATAAATCAAAATCTACGTTTTGTATATTATAATGACCGCGTAATCTATATATATTAGGTTCGTATTTACGGTCTCTATTTTCTAAAAATAACAAATCCTGAATCTTTGTAGGATCTGCACTATTATGTTGTGGCTGTGTTAAATCAATACTCGGACCTTGGTCTTTGATTCCCGAATATTTATGAATATATAAATCAGTACCACCAACAGTAAATTGTTCTTTGATAATTTTATCAAAAAACTTATAATCATTGGATTTTTCGGAACGATAGAGGCTTAGTCTTGGCATAGTACTCTTATTTATCGTTTTTCAGAGGTTGACATTAAATGGTTTCGGGTGTATAATAGAATCTTAAACAGTCGAAAGGTGCTTAAAATGATCGAATTAGAACGTGAATATAAGTCTGCTGGCAAGTTTGCTTGGTTCGCTGAACGTGATGCACGTTTGCGTAGTGCAGTAAATAGTTCTCTTTTTACTGACAAGCAAAAGCTACGTGCTGAACAAGTCAAGTTGGGCCTCGAATTAGTGTATAGTGCTGAGAAAATATACATTGAGTTCCGCAAGAAATTCATTAGTATCAAAGTAAACAAGCCCAATGTGCGGGATCGTAGGGAACTTGCAATGCTTGAACTTTGCTATGCAACTGAGGGTTTCGAAAAGTGCAAGACTGCACAGGGCATTACTTATCGAATTTTGCGAGTGCCCAAAGTCTAAATAACAATTGACTTTAATGTCAACCTGTGATATCATATTAAGTACGTAAACAAGGAACAAGCATGGCTATTAAAAAACCCAAACAAACTGAAGACAATTTTGTCAAAGCACTGAACCCACGTGATGCTGATACAAAGCATATGGGTGAAGAGCCTTTCTTTCCATTGCAACCCGATTCAGATCGCAGGTTCTCAACATTGGCTAGGTCATTTACTTGGTATCATCGTTTCTACGGCAAAAAAGATGCTAAAGAACTTTTGTGCCAGTACTTGGATTACAATAACAGAACCGATGAAGCCAAAAAGCTACGCAAGGTACATGAAAGCGAATTTTTGTCTACGCTATGTTGGTTGGCACGTATGACAATGCGTGGACTTGAACTTAATGAAAAAGAAAACGCTACCTTGCAAAACGAAATTGCTAGGATAGTGAAGTGTCTTGAAGTACCGGAAACAAAAGAAAGTGCTACCGGCGGAAGTAAAGAAGAAGTTATTGCCGCACGTCCTAACATTCAGGATATTCTCAAAGATAAAGCAAAAGAGGCGGCTGGTGAACTTGAAGGATTGTTTGATGAATTCATTCTAGGTGGAACAAAGCCCAATAATAAACTTAAGCCAATGGATGAGGTTGCTAAACGTAATGTAATGCCACAACATATTAGTTTGATAGTAGATGTTTGGAAACGTAAACAAGCTGAGTTTGAACTAGTGCAAGAAGGTAACGATAGTCAAATTATTCAAGGCTATTCACATTTGTCAAAAATTCAGATTCGTAATATTCTTAAATTCATTGAACAGTCACTTACTGACCTAAACAGTTATATCAGTGTTAAGAAAGCCGCTAAAGCACCACGTGCCCGCAAAGCTGTTCCGGTAGAGAAGATTGTAGCAAAACTAAAGTACTTGAGAACATTTAAGGATACTGCTAGCAAACTAGACTTGATTAGTATTCATCCTACAAAATTGCATGGTTCAAGCGAAGCCTGGGTTTATGATACTGCAAAACGCAAACTGCATCACTACATTGCTGACGATTATAGCAAGACCTTTACGGTAAAGGGTAGTACACTACTTGGCTTTGATACAAATAAGAGTGAAATTAAAACTTTACGTAAGCCATGTGAACAACTTGCAGGAGTTACTGGTAGTAAGCCGGCAGCACGTAAATTCTTTAATGATATTAAAGCTGTTGCAACAACACCAAATGGACGTTTTAACGAACACATGATTATTTTGAAAGCGTGGTAATATGAGTGACATAGAAATTAGAATGAGAGAATTAATGGTCTTGATAGATAAATCATTATTGTTAACTGATAATGATAATGATAGGCTTATGCTAGCTTGTGCAATGATGCAACGAACTAATGAGATTTTTAGAGAAACACTAGGGGAAGAAGGTAGTAAACTAATGTATAAGGATTATGTATGAATATTGACTTGAACAAATATAAAGATTTTGTAGAAGCGGTTACAAGCCGGCCCAGTAATAACCTGACTGATTTTATCAATCGATTAGATCGTCTTGATGGTAACATGCTTGAAGATGGAACACATGGTCCTGATATCAACGTGCCACTATTGATTACCGCATGTCTAGGACTTGCCGCAGAAGCCGGTGAGTTTATCGAAGTGCCCAAAAAGATCATTTTTCAAGGTAAACCTTTGACAAAAGATGAACTCTTTCACATGAAACGTGAACTAGGTGATGTAATGTGGTATTGGATTAATGCATGTCGAGCTTTGAATCTTGATCCAAATGATGTGATTGATGAAAATGTACGCAAGTTAGAGTCACGTTATCCCGGTGGTTCGTTTGATGCACATTACTCAGAGCATCGCAAAGACGGCGATATTTGATTGAACCGTTTCCCCAGATAAATACAGTATCTGGGGAACACCATGGCAATTCAACAATCAGCAACATTAGACCAATTAAAAGAAGAATTATTTAAAAATCTTCGCCTACGTATGGGTGAAGGCATTGTCGATGTAGAATTAGATCCTGAGCATTACGAAGCCGCATACAAATATGCTGTTCAAGTTTATCGCCAAAGAGCGCAAAATGCAACAGAAGAAGCCTACACATTGATGACACTACATGCCCATCAAACCGACTACACACTTCCTAGAGAATTTATTAACGTTCGTCAAGTATTTCGCAGAACAGTTGGCCTAGAAACAGGGCCCGCCGCAAGTTCATTTGATCCTTTCTCCAGTGCTATTCTTAACACGTATCTATTGAATTACAACTACGCAGGTGGTTTAGCAATGTATGACATGTATGCCGGGTATATTGAATTAGCCGCACGTATGTTTGGTGGATATGTCATATACACTTTCAACAACGTAACTAAAGAAATCAAACTAGTTCGTAACATCAAGGGTGATGGAGAACAGATATTAATTTGGGCTGATATTCAAAAACCTGAGTCAACACTATTACAAGATCCGGGTTCAGGTGTATGGATTGGTGATTGGACATTAAGTGTACTGAAAGCTACGCTAGGTGAAGCACGTGAGAAATTTGGATCGATTGTAGGACCGGGCGGCGGAACTACATTAAATGGTGCGGCATTGAAAGCTGAAAGTGCCAAAATGCAAGAAACTTTAATAGAAGATTTAAAACGTTACGTTGATTACAGTCAGCCTCTAACATGGGTACAAGGGTAACCTAAATATTGACTTTTATACACTCCTGTAGTATACTATGTGCTACAGGAGTTTTTCTTTATGATTATAGGTGTAACAGGTTTCATTGGTAGCGGCAAAGATACTGTCGCTAATTATCTCACTACATTCCATGGATTTAAAAAGCTAAGTTTTGCCGGATCACTAAAAGATGCTGTAGCAAACGTGTTCGGTTGGGATAGGGAAATGTTAGAAGGTACTACAAAATCTAGTCGAGAGTGGCGAGAAAATGTAGATACTTGGTGGGCAGAGCGATTGAGTATCCCTCATCTTACTCCTAGATGGGTATTGCAATACTGGGGAACAGAAGTATGTCGCAATGGCTTTCACAATGATATTTGGGTAGCAAGTATTCAAAACAAGTTAAGACAAGCAAAGGATGACATAGTGATTACTGATTGTCGTTTTGCTAATGAAGTGTTAGCTATTAAGGATGTAGGTGGGACAACAGTTAGAGTTGAACGCGGTCCTCGTCCAGAATGGTATGATATAGCAAAAGAATTTAATGCTGGTACAGTAAACAAGGATGCACTAGATAAGTTTAACATACATGCTAGTGAGTATTCTAGCGTTGGGTTAGAATACGATCATTGGTTAGACAACAATAAGACAATTGATGACTTGCACAATCAAGTTGAAAAATTAATCAACTTCTAAGTCACCTCTTCGCCAAGTAACTTCTTTTTTCTTTACTACTTCTACGCAGTTTAAGCAGATTGTCCTAAGGTTAGTAAAGTCAGCGTTTTCTAATTTACCGTCTATGTGAAACACTGTTGTTTGCGTAGAGAAAATACTTTTAAACCCACATATATCACATGTGGGTTTTTTCTTATAGCCCGCAGTTTTCCAAGTTGGTGTTCTTAGTGACAGCTTGTTTTTCTTTCTACCACACTCATCGCACATCTTTCTATAGTGTGTTATTTCTGCACGAATATAGTTTATGGCGCAGTTGTTCTTATTACATGTGTTGCATATTGGTCTATTATTTTTAATATCCCTTGGCCCTATAGGTGACCCATCACCGCCATTACTTCTATTTTGTAGTAATCCCATTTTTAAGTCTTTCCTTCCATACCACCTAATTAACCTGCGTTCGATTGCAAGTGCTCCGAGTTCAGTAAGTCCACATTCGCAAATTTTTATGCTGTCGTTATTTGGTACTTTCACTCTATGTCTACTCCAAGCCCTCTTGCCTATTCCCTTACCAATATAATAAGGTTCGCCCCTATCATTAATGTATGCGTAAACATAAAAGCCTTTAGGCAAATTTTCTTTTGAATAAATATCCATGCTGATGCTCCTTTATAGCGTTAGAGTAGTTGGGCACGCCAATGCCGCGAACTACACTTTTATTTATCTTTTTTCCTTGCGGAACCTTCGAAGGCACGGTTATTGGGGCTTTTTGTTGCATTACTACTAAATATAAACAGATAAGGTAATCCTTACATCAAGTATAACATAAAGGAAATTTAACATGGCACTAGTATCTCCAGGCGTAGAAGTAACAGTTATTGACCAAAGTCAATATTTACCGTCTGCCTCAAGCTCAGTCCCGTTGATTGTTTTGGCTACTGCACAAAGTAAAGCAAATGCAGCCGGTACAGCAATTGCGGCAGCAACAACAAAATCTACAGCTAACAAGTTGTATCAAGTAACAAGTCAGCGTGACTTAGTTACATTATATGGCAACCCGTTCTTCTACAAGACAACTAACGGCACACCTATTCATGGTTATGAATTAAATGAATACGGTCTATTGGCCGCGTACTCGTTATTGGCTTCTACGAATCGTGCTTATATTTTACGTGCAGACATTGATTTAGCTGACTTTGTTGGTTCAATTTCTCGTCCTTCAGGTGAACCAGAAAACAATACATATTGGTTAGATACTACCAATACATCATGGGGAATTTATGAATTCAGTGCAGAGACCGGTGAATTCACTAATAAAATACCTTTTGTATTGAATGATAATACAGATGTTTCTAATGGAAAACCAAAAGATATTATTGGTAACATAGGTGACTACGCAGTTCTTGCATACCCACAAGATTTAACTACATCTTCATATTTCTTTAAAACACGTTTCAATACATGGGCTGCGGTAGGTAGTAGAGAATGGTTACAGGCAATTCCTACTATCACTGGTACAGTTTCTGATCCCACTCTAGTTGCTGGTAATACTTTTACTATCACTATACCTCATGAGGTCAACGATACATCAGGATCTATAATATCTAAAGGAACAATTACAGTTACTGTACCAGTTTCCCCTAACAACACAGCGGCTGGAGTGGCAACTGCTATTAACAATTGTAATGCTCAATATGTTCAGGCTTCTGTAATTTCCGGAAAATTATCAATAGCATATACTGCACCCGCAACAAATGAAGTTAAGAACCCTAGTATTAATATTTCTGGTGGTAGCGGCACAGTGTTAGTTGATTTAGGAATTACTGCTAAAACTTATTACCCGCCGGCATTTGCAGTTAATACCAGTGCTAGAATGCCATTATGGACCACGAGTCAACTTCAACCACGCCCTACTGGTTCTGTATGGTTAAAAACTTCTACTGCAGGTAATGGTTTAAATATTAATTTATCAAGATACAATATTACAACGGGATCTTACACTGGCGTAAACGTACTAGCTTACCGCGGCGATGAGTCTGCAACCGCTGGTTTAGATAGCTCAGGTGGAGCCGCAATTCCTAAAGATACTATTTTTGCACAAACACCAGAGTTGTTTGATACATCACAATCAATTGTTTTATGGAAAAGACTAGCCACAGGACCTACAGTAGTAACAGGCATAGTTGCGTCACCTACTATTACTTCAGGTAATCAACTTTATGTGATAATTTCTATACCAGGGGTTGGTCCATCTGGTTGGGATCCACTGACTTCATCTACATATGCTTTTACCAATACTGGTACAACGTTAGATTCATTTATTGTTGATTGGCAAGCGGCACGTATTCCTTATACTACTATCGCAAAAACTTCAGCAAATACAATTCAAATCTCCCATACATTGGGAGGCCAAATTACTATTAATACTAGAAATTCATCTACTGGGGTTGAATCTTCAA